CTGGTTACGCCGAGATTGACAAGCTAGATGACGACTTTGCATTCGCTTATAAGTTGTTAATAGATGGTAGTAACGGTACATCGTTTACAGTACAAGAGACGGTAACACAGACATTAGGTACTGGTACGGTCATAACCGCTGAAGTTGCTCAAGTTACAGCAGGAACATTACCTGCTAATAGATACTTGTATCTCAGTCATGTTAGAGCATCAACTAATAAATACACCGAATTTGCATTAGCTCTTCCTGTTGTTGGAATGGCATCTGCAGCTTCATGGAATGTAGTTTCTGTATCTGAAGACCAAGGTGATCCATTCAATAAGAATGATACGTTTGACACTCTTCGTACTGATATATTGGACTTTAATGAAACTAATCCATTCGGAGAGATATAATGCTTACTAATGGACACTTTTATCATCAAACAATTCGAAGAACTGTATCGGTATTTGGTACTATATTTAATGATATATTTGTTATTCGAAAAGATTCTGCAGGTGCTACTAAAGATCAAATGAAGGTACCTCTTGCCTATGGACCTCGTCAGAAGTTCTTAGCTAGATTAGAAGAATCTCCTAAGTTAAATGATACTTCAATGGGTATTAAGTTACCACGCATGAGCTTTGAAATTACTTCAATGGCATATGATCCGGCTCGACAGTTAGCGAAAACAACAAAGTTTTCAGTAGCATCAACCACGCTTAATAAGAAAATTGGTGTGTATGTTGCTGCTCCGTATACCATTGGTATGCAGTTAAATATAATGGCGAAGACTCAGGATGATGGACTTCAGATTATTGAGCAAATCATTCCATACTTCCAACCATCTTATACAGTGACTATTAAAAATATTCCTGGAAGTGAGGCAATCAAAACTGATATGCCTATTACTTTAACTGGTGTTAATATGTCTGATGAGTATGAGGGTGATTTTACTCAGAGACGTGTTATAATTTATACACTTGACTTTGATATTAAAACCAACTTCTATGGCCCTGTCGATGGTGAACAAGCTACGATACGTACTACTAAAACAGATATTAATAGAACTGGTTCAGACCTATATCTGGAACGAGTAAATACTACAACAAATCCAGTTGATGCAGGAGTTAATGATGTTTATGGATACACAGAAACCTATAATTTCTTCGAAGGTGACGACTGATAAGAACAGTCTTGATGTTGATGCAGATTATAATTATTCTCGGGCTAAGTATTATGAGTTAGTGGATAGAGGATCTGAAGCAATTGAGGCTATGCTTGAACTGGCAACTGAATCTGATAACCCAAGATCGTTCGAAGTTCTTGGAAGACTTATCAAAGACGTGGCTGACGTTAACGAGAAGATAATCACGCTGCAGAAGGTCAAGAAGGATCTTCAAGATAATAAAAGTATCGCTGCTATAGGTAGTGGTACTGTGAATAATAATCTATTTGTAGGATCTACTACTGAACTTCAAAGGTTATTATCATCAGAGCCTACTGAAAAAGAGGTTGTAGATGACTCAAAGGATTGAAACTTATCTAGGTAACCCACTAATTAAGCGTGATGGGGTTTCTCAAGGATGGGATAAAGAGACTATATTTGAATACCAGAAGTGTATGCGTGATCCGGTATACTTTGCTGTGACCTATCTTAAAGTGATAAACCTGGATGAAGGTTTAGTTCCATTCCAGTTGTACGATTATCAAGAGAAAATGTTTAATCATTTTAATGATAATAGATTCTCTATTGTACTTGCGTGTAGACAGTCTGGAAAAAGTATATCATCCGTTGCGTATATATTATGGTATGCAGTATTCCATTCAGAACAAACGATAGCTATTCTTGCTAACAAAGGTGCTACTTCACGAGAAATGTTATCTCGTATCACTCTTATGTTAGAAAATCTTCCATTCTTTCTTCAACCTGGTTGTAAGGCACTCAACAAAGGTTCTATTGAATTTAGTAATAACTCTCGTATTATTGCATCTGCTACATCAGGTTCATCTATTCGTGGTATGTCTATTAACTTATTATTCTTAGATGAGTTTGCATTTGTGGAGAATGACGCTGAATTTTATACCTCTACATACCCTGTAATTTCATCCGGTAAGAACACTAAGGTTATTATTACATCGACACGAAATGGTGTAGCTAATGTATTCCATAAATTATGGGAAGGTGCAGTACAGAGTACAAATAATTTTAAACCATTCCAAGTAGATTGGTGGGACGTTCCTGGACGTGATGAAGCATGGAAGGCTGAGACTATAGCAAACACTTCACAAATGCAGTTCGATCAAGAGTTTGGTAACCAAGTCATATCGTCTGGTAATACTCTAATTGATGCAAATAAGTTAATGAGCCTTGTGTCAATTGAACCATTATATACTCAGAATGGTGTTAATCTCTATAAGAAACCAATAGAAGACCACAATTATTTAATGTTTGTCGACGTAGCAAAGGGAAGAGGTCAGGATTACTCTACTTTTAACGTTATAGATATTAGCGTAGAGCCATTCATTCAAGTGGCAACATATAGAAATAATATGATGTCACCTCTACTATTTCCGGATATTATATATAAATACGGAAAGACATTTAACGATGCATATGTTGTCATTGAAAATAACGCGTCTGGTGACGTTGTATGTAATGGATTATATTACGATTTAGAATATGAGAATGTACACGTAGAAAGCGCTGTTAAAGCTGGTGGTGTAGGTGTCACAATGACCAAGAAGGTCAAAAGAATCGGTTGCTCTAATATGAAAGATTTAATAGAGCAGGGTAAAATTGTTATTAATGACGCTGAAACTATACGTGAGCTATCAGCATTTTCTGCAAGAGGAGCTTCATACGAAGCATTACCTGGAATGCATGACGATCTTGTAATGAATTTAGTTATGTTTGGTTGGTACACATCCACACCATTCTTCCAAGAAATGACTAATATCGATATAAAGAACATGTTGTATGCAGAAAGATCATTAGAAATAGAGAATGATTTAGTGCCATTTGGTGTGATACCTAGTAACCGCGATGATGAGCCAACACAAGAAATGCTTGGCGGGACATTGTGGAATTTAGAATAACATAGGTGAATATGGTTTAAGTATAAATAGTATCAAGATTGAGTTAATTCATATAATGAACCATATAATGAAACCATATAAAATAAATAATGAGGAAAGATCATGGCATTTTTAGTTTCCCCTGGCGTACAGTCAAAAGAAATCGATGCTTCTAATTCAGTACCCGGCGTGTCAACGTCAACCGGCGCAATTGCTGGTGCTTTTAACTGGGGTCCTGTCAACGACATCGTAACAGTAGGTTCTGAAACAGAACTTGTTGCATCATTTGGATCTCCGGATCTATTAACTAATTCAACATTCACGAGCGCATCTATATTTCTTTTATATGCTCAATCTCTTAGAGTAGTGCGTACAGAAGGAGCAGCTCAAAAGAACGCAGATAATGGTTCTAGCACTAACATCTCTATTCAAAATAAAGCAGCACATGATCTTTTGTCATCATTTCCAACTGGTGCAACATTTATTGCAAAATACCCTGGAGCAATAGGTAATGCTATCAAGGTTTCAGTATGTCCTGCCGGCTCGGCATTTGCTACATGGTCATATAAAGCAGGATTCGATTTCGCTCCAGGAACATCAGCGTTTGCAAATGCACGTTCAATCACTGGAGACGAGATGCACATTGCACTTGTTGATTCAAGTGGTGCTATAACAGGTACAGCTGGAAGTGTTATTGAAAGATTTCCACATGTGTCTCAGTTATCTGATGCTAAGGGCGGCACAGGTGAAACTGTATTCTACAAAAATGTAATTAATAACCAATCTCGCTGGGTTTGGTGGGCTGGTCACAATTCAACTGAACTTACACAAGTAGGTAGTGCATCAAGTGCCGTTAGCGGTGCAATGGACACCCACACTGCAGCTATTACTGTAGACTTTACTGGCGGTGTTGATGATAGCGCTCCAACCGCTGGCAATATTACTACTGCATATCAAAAGTTTAGCGATAGTGCATCGGTCGAAATTGATTTCCTTATTGGCGGTGCGGTTACTCAAACCGTAGGTAATATGTTAGTCGCTATTGCTGATGGTCGTAGAGACTGTATTGCATGTATATCTCCAGAAATTAGTGATAGCACATCAGCAACACCTGCTATAGCAGTGCTTGATTGGGCGACAAACACGACGGGTGCTGGAACCCCTATAACTAAATCTACATACGCTGTGCTAGATTCTACAGCTCTTAAAGTGTATGATAAATATAATGACGTATTCATTAATATCGGTGCTTCAGCCGCAGTTGCTGGTTGTATGGCTGCTACTGATGAGGTTGCTGATCCCTGGTTTTCACCAGCTGGTGTAGCGCGTGGACAAATCCGCGGTGTTACAAAGTTGCTTTGGAATCCTTCACAGACAGAAAGAGACAGTCTATACAAGGCTGGAGTTAACCCAATAGTTGCAATGCCTGGACAAGGTACCATGCTATTTGGTGATAAGACTAACGCAGGTGCACCAAGCTCCTTTGATCGTATTAACGTACGTAGACTCTTTATCACTTTACAGAAAGCAATCAATCTTGCTGCTCAAGCACAAATATTTGAATTCAACGATGAATTCACACGTGCGCAGTTTAAGAATATGATTGAGCCTTTCTTACGTGATGTTAAAGGTCGTCGAGGTGTTACAGACTTTAAGGTAGTATGTGACGGTACTAATAATACTGGTACAATAGTTGATACAAACCAATTTATTGCTGATATTTACGTTAAGCCGTCTCGTTCTATTAACTTTATTACATTGAACTTCACAGTTACCAGAACTGGTGTTGCGTTCAGTGAAATTGCAGGATAAGGAGATATAAAATGGCAGCTCTTAGTGTAGATGATTTTAAAGCTAAATTAAGTGGTGGTGGTGCTCGTCCAAACTTGTTCCGCGCTACTCTTAACTTCCCAGCAGGAATTGATGCAGGAGATTCTTCCAAAGCATCATTTATGTGTAAGGCAGCACAGTTACCCTCATCGGTAATTGCTCCTATCACAATTCCTTTCCGTGGAAGACAACTTCAAATTGCCGGGGATCGTACGTTCGAACCTTGGGGTTTGACCATTATAAATGATACTGACATGGCAGTACGTAATGCATTTGAAAAGTGGATGAACAGTATCAACCATCACACAGATGGTGGTGGTGCTTCTAATCCAAATGAATATATATGTGATATGGCAATTGAGCAATTAGATAAAGCTGGTGAAGTAGTTAAGCGTTACGATTTCCGTGACGTATGGCCTACTAACTTATCAGCCATTGAGTTATCATATGACTCGACTGATACAATTGAAGAATTCACAGTTGAATTGCAGCTTTCTTATTGGGAAGCAGCGGGTATTACTACTTAGTATAAATACTGATATAAGGGGCACACGTTGTGCCCTAATTTTACATAGGTGCTAACATGGCTGAATTATTTGGATTTGAACTATCCAGAAAAACTGACAAGAAGAATAATCTTCCTACTTCGTTTGTCGCTCCCGAAGATGACGCGGGTTCTACAAGTATATCTGGTGGTGGCCATTACGGACAGTATATTGATCTAGATGGTAATGACTCAAAGAATAATAACGATCTTATTTTAAAGTATCGTAATATGGCAGGTATTACTGAATGTGATGCAGCGGTAGAAGATATTATTAATGAAGCTATTATTACAGATGACAACAATTCTCCGTTATCAGTTGACGTAGGTGATATTGAAACCTCTGATGCTGTTAAAGAAACGATTAGAACCGAATTTGATACTATAATCAAACTTACTAAGATTAAGACACGTGGACACGATTTGTTCAGGAAGTGGTATATTGACGGACGCGTTTATCATCATATTATTATAGATCAAAAACGTCCTAACTTAGGCATTCAAGAAATACGATACATTGATCCTACGTTAATTCGTAAGGTTAAAGAGATTGAAAAGGATAAGATCCAAGGTCAGACTGCTGATATTATTAAGAGTATTAAAGAATACTACTTGTATCAATCAACTAATATGGCAAACAAGTCTGAGGCAATTAAAATCCATCCAGACTCTATATCCCATGTTACGTCAGGCTTGATGGACCCAGAAAGAAAGCGTGTGATCTCATACATGCATAAAGCACTTAAACCTGCTAACCAGTTAAAACTAATGGAAGATTCATTAGTCATATACAGAGTTGCGAGAGCACCTGAAAGGCGAATCTTCTATATTGATGTCGGTAACTTACCTAAGACTAAGGCCGAAGCATACCTAAAAGGTATCATGGACAAATACCGTAACAAGATGGTATATGATGCTTCTACAGGTGAAGTAAAAGATTCAAAGAAACATATGTCTGCACTTGAAGACTTTTGGTTACCTCGTCGTGAAGGCGGTCGTGGTACAGAGATTACTTCATTGCCAGGCGGTCAGAGTCTAGGCGAGATTGATGATATTGTATACTTCCAAAAGAAGTTATATAAATCTCTAAACGTACCTGTCTCAAGGTTAGATCAAGAGTCTACGTTCTCTGTAGGTAGATCTACTGAGATTACCCGCGATGAGGTTAAGTTCTCTAAGTTTATTAGTAAGCTAAGAAGCAAGTTCTCAGAAATATTCTTGGGTATGTTACGTACACAGCTTTTATTAAAGAAGGTTATTTCATCTGATGACTGGGAAAATATTAAAGACGATATTAATATCATATTCCAATCTAACGTTCACTTTGCTGAATTAAAAGATGCTGAAATACTACGTGAGAGAGTTGAAACCCTTGGTATTATGGAAGAGCATATTGGAACATATTACTCACGAGAGTGGGTTCGTAAAAACATTCTAATGCAGACTGAAGATGAGATTAAGGATATCGATGCTCAGATTGCCAAAGAAATAGATTCTGGCGATATTGATGATCCAGATGATGATATGGATGATGAAGACTAATAACAAAACGTTATAAGCTTAAAACTGAAAATTATATAAATATACTAAAGGTTATGAACATGACAGACATTGATAAATTGATTGACGCTATTTCTTCTGACAGAAAAGGTGATTCAAAAGAAATTTTTACTGATATTATTGGCGGTAAGCTTACTAATGCTATAGATGCAAAACGTATAGATATAGCTACAAACATGTATGGTACAGATAAGGAAGATATCGAAGATGAAAACATTCAAGACTTTGAAGATGAGTCTGCAGGAACTGAAGAAGAGCTTCAAGACTCCTAAAGGCGAGACGCTTATTACTTCTTTTGATGTAGGCAAAAAGCCAAATACTATTGATGCTCACGTTACTAAGAAAGGTAATGTGTTTACTGCATACCTTGATGGTGATAAGTTAGACACTTATACATCAGAAAAAGCTGCGGTTAAAGCAGCAAAAGAACTTTCTAATTTAATGGGTGATTAATACTATGAAGTTAATTACCGAATATACAGAAAATAATCTAACCTCTATGACTGAAGAAGTTGATGGAGAAAAGAAAGTATATATAGAAGGTATATTTATGCAAGCCGAGAAGAAAAATCGGAATGGCAGAATATACGAAAGACGAATTTTATTACCTGCTGTTGAACGTTATGTCAACGAGCAAGTAATCACAGGTCGTGCTGTTGGTGAGTTAAATCATCCTGAAGGTCCAACGGTTAACCTGGATAAAGTTTCACATAGAATCACAAATCTCCAATGGGAAGGAAATGATTGTATAGGAAAAGCACTTATACTTAATACTCCTATGGGCCAGATCGTAAAAGGTCTTGTCGAAGGTGGTGTTAAATTGGGTGTCTCAAGTCGTGGTATGGGTAGTCTTGTATCAAAAGGTGGACATAATTATGTCGCAGAGGATTATATCCTCAACACTGTCGACATTGTTCAAGATCCATCAGCACATGATGCGTTTGTTAACGGAATCATGGAAGGCGCTGATTGGTGTTGGAACAATGGAGTATTGGTTCAGGAAGTTGAGAAAATCGAGACTGAAGTTAAGCAAGCATCTACATCGGATCTAAGATCCGGCAATGTTCAGATGAAAGCTTTTAAAGACTTCCTCTCTAAACTTTAACAATATAGGAGTATTACTATGTCAAAAGAAGATCTAGTACTAGAAGATCAGATCGAAGACATTACGAGTGCAGAACTCCAAAATGATGAAGAGCTAGTTGAAGACGTTGAAGTAGACGAGGAAACTTTGGCTGAAGATAGTACTGAAGAGTCGGTAGCAGAATTTGATTTTGCTGAAGATTTAGATGCACTAACTGCCGAAGAAGCTACGTTATCTGAAGGTTTTAAAGGTAAAGCACAAATCATTTTCGAAGCTGCAATTAAATCAAAAATGTCTAGCGAAATCGATCGTTTAGAAGAGTCATATGGCGAGAAATTAGCCGAAGAGACTTCTACTATCCGTGAAGATCTAACTAGCAAGATTAATGACTACCTAACGTATGTCGTTGAAAATTGGATGGAAGATAACAAGTTGGCTGTTGAACAAGGTATTCGTACTGAAATCGCAGAAAACTTTATGTCAGCTCTCCAGACTACATTCAAAGAACATTATATTGAAGTGCCAGCTGGCAAAGAAGATATGTTTGATGAGATCGTTAATAAGGCAGATGACCTTGAAGAGCAGCTTTCTGAAGCTATCGACAAGTCAATTGAACTTAAGAAAGCTAATGTGGAATTGGAACGTGCTGCAAAGTTCACCGATATCTCTGAAGGCCTTACAATTAACGATACAGAAAAACTTCGTGACCTGACTAAGGACATCGATTTTGATTCGGTTGAGCAATTTGCTGAGAAAGTTTCTACTATTAAAGAAGCCTATTTCAAAGAAGCTAAGCTTGAAGTTATGACAGACAGTGTAGAAGATATTATTGATGAGACTGAAGAAGTCGAAATCTCTGTATCAATGCAGCGTTATGTTAATGCAATGAAACAATCACAATAAGACACAGTCTAGAGGAATATTCAATGACTACTTTACAAGAAAAATGGGCACCTGTCCTAAACAGCGAAGAAGCTGGTAAAATTGGCGATAGCCACAAGCGTGCAGTTACTGCACAAATCTTAGAAAACCAAGAAAAGGCATTGGCTGAAGAGCGTTCTGCTACTTCTTTCGGTGGCGTAAACGAAGCTACTACCCTCGCGGCTGGTGTTGACAACTTTGATCCCGTATTGATCTCTTTAGTTCGTCGTGCAATGCCTAACCTAATGGCATTTGATGTTGCTGGCGTTCAGCCAATGACTGGTCCTACTGGTTTGATCTTCGCAATGAAGTCACACTACACTAACCAAGCTGGTGCTGAGGCTCTTGGCCTTGCAGCTGCTGATACCGATTTCTCTGGTACTGGTTCTGATCCTGCTGGTGTTGGTATGTCTACTGCAGCTGGTGAAGCTATTACTCCTGCTGAAATGGCGTTCTCAATCGACAAGACTGCCGTAACTGCTAAGACACGTGCTTTGGCCGCTTCTTACTCAATGGAACTTGCACAAGACCTTAAAGCTGTTCACGGCCTATCTGCTGAATCTGAACTTGCTAACATCTTGAGCACAGAAATTCTTGCTGAAATGAACCGTGAGATGATCAATACTATTAACGTTGCTGCAACTCCTGGTACCATTGGTACTTTGGCTGCTACCGTTCGTACTATCGATGCTACTGCAACTTCTGGTGACTTAGATGGTCGTTGGAATGTTGAGCGTTTCAAGGCTTTACATCACATCATCGAGCGTGAAGCTAACGGCATTGCAATCGCAACTCGTCGTGGTAAGGGTAACTTCCTAATCTGTTCAGCTGACGTTGCTTCTTCTTTAGCAGCTGCTGGTACTTTGGATTACACTCCTGCTTTGCAAGCTAATCTAAACGTTGATGCTGCTGGCAATACATTTGCTGGTGTTATCGGTGGTAAGATGAAGGTTTATGTTGATCCATATGCTGCTGCAGACTATATCACTGTTGGTTATAAGGGTTCAAACGCTTATGACGCTGGTATCTTCTACTGCCCATACGTTCCATTGACCATGATGCGTGCATCAGACGCGGCTACATTCCAACCTAAGATTGGATTCAAGTCACGTTACGGAATGGTTGCTAACCCATTCACTAGCTTAACTGCTAACTTGAATACTTATTACAGAACTTCTTTGGTAAGTAACCTGTAATCATTTAGTTCAAACAGTGCTAATATAATAATAATAATTATAATTTAGCATTTTTAAGGGAGTCGAAAGGCTCCCTTTTTTTATGCGTATAAATAGTGGTATAGGAGAACGTAATATGGCAACACTAACGACGAATAAAAACTATTTAAATCCAATAGGATTTAAGCTAGTTATAGATAGTACACGATATGCCAACACAGAGTATTTTTGCACTGCGGTGAATCATCCGGATGTATTCGTTGGTGAAGGCACATTAAACATTCCAGGTCTTAACAGTTTTATACCAGGTGATACGGTAAGTTATGGCACATTAACAGTATCAATTATAATCGACGAAAATATGACTTCATATATTGAAATGGTCGAGTGGCTGAAAAGTGTGGTGCAATCACAAAAATCGGTAACAGAGGATATATCCTTGCAGGTGCTTTCGTCACATAGTAATGTAGTGAAGACTATAAGGTATAAGGATGCATTTCCTACAAACATTGCTCAGTTAGCATTCACTTCACAGTCAGAAGAATACCTAACCTTTGATGTTTCTTTTAGATACTCAGAGTTCCTTTTCGAATAAATTAGAGAAAATTATATAATGAATTTAGATGATGTTTTAAGTGAATGGACAACAGACTCAGAAATTAACGAGATGGCATTAGATGATGCGTCTCGTGATTCCGCTAAGCTGCACTCAAAGTACTTGTCCAAGTACATGACAGCTAAGCTGCATTTAAAAAGCAAAGAGCAATCCCTACAATCTTTACTCAAGTTGAAGTGGCTATACTACAACGGCAAAATGACCGCCGCACAAATTGAAGCCGAAGGTTGGGAATATGATCCGTTCCATGGTATGAAAGTACTGAAGGGAGATATGGATTACTATTATAATGCCGATGAAGATATTCAAAAAGTTACTATGCAAATAGAATATCGCAAAGCATTAGTAGATACATTAAAGGAGATCATGAGTAATATTCAATGGAGACACCAGAATATTGGCAATATGATCAAATGGAGACAATTCGTTAGCGGAGCCTAATATGACATCAGACATAGTTATTAATAATAAGAATTACGTATACATTAACATAGAATGTGATTATAGTATTGCCAATGAATTGGTAGATCATTTTACATTCTTTGTGCCTAACTATAAATTCACTCCAGCATATAAGAATAAAATGTGGGATGGCAAGATCCGTTTATTTAACTCTAGAACAAGAGAGTTGTATGCAGGTCTATATGAGTATGTTCTAGAATTTGCAGCTGCTCGTAGTTACACTGTTGAATGTATTGATTCGGATTATTATGGTCGACCTGATTCATATGAGAATATACCTGTTGATGAGTGTATCGAATACGCACAGAGCTTAAACCTAAGGGCTGGTGTGAATCAAATTGTGGCAAGAGATTATCAGATCGCTGCATTCCAGCACGCATTGGAAAGAAAGAAGGCGCTGTTACTATCACCTACAGCATCAGGTAAATCGTTAATAATATACAAATTATTGCGTTGGTACATAGATAACCGTGATAAGAACATATTAATTATTGTACCTACAACATCTTTGGTAGAACAATTAGCGTCTGATTTCTCTGATTATAATGGTGAATATTATCCTTCACATAAGATATATTCAGGCAAAGAGAAAGAGAAGTTTTCTGAAAGAGTCGTAATAACAACTTGGCAGTCAATATATAAGTTACGTGCAGGATGGTTTGAAGACTTTGGTATGGTTATTGGAGATGAGGCACATCAATTTAAAGCTAAATCACTTACTGCAATCATGACTAAACTCTATAATGCTGAGTATCGTATTGGCACAACGGGTACATTAGATGGCATGGAAACAAATGCGTTGACGCTTCAAGGTTTATTTGGACCTATTAAGCAAGTTACCACTACTAAAAGCTTGATGGATAACGATGATATAGCTAAGCTTGACATTCAAATGCTTATCATGAAGTATGGAGAAGCTGAGTGTAAATCATTTGGTAAGAAGACTTATGCCGAAGAGATGGATTATATTGTTAGACATGAGAAGCGTAATAACTTTATTAAGAATCTTGCGATAGATCAGGATGGTAATACATTAGTTCTATTTCAATATGTGGATAAGCATGGTAAGCCATTACATAAATTAATAGAACAAGCTGCGCATGAGAAGAGAATGATATTCTTTGTATCCGGTGCTACTGGTGTGGATGACCGTGAGGCCATAAGAGAAGTAACCGAGAAACAAAAGAATGCTATTATTGTTGCTTCATATGGTGTATTTTCTACAGGTATAAATATACGTAACATCCATAATATTATATTTGCTTCTCCAAGTAAGAGTCAAATAAGAGTATTACAGAGTGTTGGACGTGGACTGCGTAAGTCAGATGACGGCACAGATACCTTTTTATTCGACGTAACTGATGATTTGCACTTTAAATCTAGAAAGAACTATACACTTAACCATGGTGCAGAGAGAGTTAAAATGTATTCTAAAGAGAAGTTCAAATATCAAATATACGAAGTAAAGCTTTAGCTTTTAAAGTACCACCAATATTGTATTCTACCCCTCAGCAGACTACAGTCTTATTATATCACAGTTAGAGGGATCTGTACACTACTATATGCGTATAGCCGCTATTCATTTCATGAATTGTACAAATGAGGTTAAACGTGATATAATATATTATATAATTAATAAAGAGATTAAATTATGAAACCTAAAGAGAGAGAACATTACGTTAACAATAGGGAATTCTCAGAAGCTGTTGTGGCCTACGTTAAAACCGTTAATGATGCCGAAGCTGCAGAAGAAGATTTTCCTAAGGTAACTGATTATATTGCGTCTTGCTTTATGAAGATTTCAGAGGGACTATCTCATAAATCTAATTTCATTAGGTACTCCTATAGAGATGAGATGGTTATGGATGCAGTTGAAAACTGTCTAAAGGCAATTAAAAATTATAATATTGAAGCTGCTACCAGAACAGGTAAGCCTAATGCCTTTGCATACTTTACACAAATCTCTTGGTTTGCATTCTTACGTCGGATTGCTAAAGAAAAACGTCAGCATGACATTAAATTCAAATACATCGAAATGTCAGGATTTGATGAGTTTGTGACTGCGGACAATAATGGTGATTATGATACAGCATTTATTGAAGAGCTCAGGACTAATTACGATAAAATTAGAGAGAAAGAGACTAATAGTAAAGAGCCTGAACAGTTGCATGTTAAGCATAAAATATTGTCACAGGAGAAGAATCTTGGCAAGTTTATGGAAAAAGAATTAAACGAATAAACGTTGGAGAAGACCATGGCATCACGCAGTCATAAAGATTGGTTATCAGAACCATCAGTTGAGCATATTAGTAGCGAATGTTATAGTAGTCAGGAAATTTACGAAGCAGAAATTAAAGAGATATTTGCTAAAGTTTGGATCCCTATCATTCATAAGAGTGAGATAAAGAATAAGGGTGACTACAGAACATCACAAATTGCGTTTAAAAATATTATTATCATAAATCTTGGTGAGCGCATTGGATGTTATATTAATCCTGGAATTACCGGTGTATCTGGTAATATTTCACATGGTCATACACATTTAGAAGAAGTCATTAAAACTAGTAGGGAACTTCATTCAGAAGTAAAGTACGGCGGTATGGTGTGGACAACACTAAACACAAACCCAACTATGGACGTAGAGCAATGGACAGACGGATCTTTCGACTGTATTGCTACAGCAATTGACACAGAAGAACTAGAGGTATTTCACTATCATAAAGCAATTATTCCAACAAACTATAAGCTATGGCATGATACTAATAGTGAGTTTTACCATGACTATTTGCATTACTTCAATCGCATTACTGGCTTTAACGATGATTACTTTGCCCGTCCTTGTACAGGATTTGATAACGGACATGTAAACGTAGGTAGCTTTGAAGTACAGTATGATAAGTTTGAAGGTGCAGGAGATCGTGGCGCATTAAGTTTTCCTGGCGTTCCTCCTAATCAATGGTATATGGTAGACTTGTTTCCAGGATATAACTTTAATCTTCGAGGCTCTGCATACCGCACAGATAGTATTACACCATTAGGACCAGATAGCGTATTAATTGAGTTCCGTGGATATGGCCTATTAAGTGATTCTGCTGAAGATCGCAAGAAGCGTATAGATCATCATAATACTATATGGGGACCATTCGGACGTAACTTGCACGAAGACTTATTAGCAGTTACAGGTCAAGGTGTAGCAATGGCTCCTGGTACTGAACGAAGGAATATACTGCACGGCAGACATGAAAATAATACTATTCATGACGAAGTTGGTATGCGTCACTTCTATGCAGAATGGGGAAAGTACTTAAACGTAGATCCAGCTAATCCTTTGAAAAAAGAAGCCGTTTATGCGTAAATAGTTGTGTACAAATTGACTGTACTATGTTATAATGGTACATACTATATTGATGAGGTTATAAGTTGAAGATAGCAATCCTTAATGATACACACTGTGGAATTCGCAACTCCTCAGATGTGTTTCTTAAATACCAAGAAACGTTCTATTCGGACGTTTTCTTCCCTTACTGTATCAAACACAATATCAAACAGGTATTACACCTTGGTGATTATTACGATCATCGCAAGTTTGTTAATTTCAAAGCGTTAAACCATAATAGAGAAATCTTCCTTGATCCATTAAAGAAGAATGGCATGATGATGGATATTATTCCTGGCAACCATGACGTCTATTATAAGAACACAAACGAACTAAATTCATTGAAGGAACTCTTAGGGTATTACATTAATAATGTTAATATCGTTATGAAACCGACTGTGATGAAATATGGTTCTTTGCGTATGGCACTTGTTCCATGGATTAACAGTCAAAACTATGTTGAATATACTAAATGGATTAAGTCATGTAAGGCTAAAGTCATTGGTGCTCATCTAGAATTGAATAACTTTGAGATGATGAGAGGTGTAAAGAGTCACACTGGTATGAATGCTAATCTATTCAGCCATTTCGATACCGTGTTATCTGGTCATTATCATACTAAATCATCTACGGATAATATTCATTACCTAGGTTCTCAGATGGAATTCTATTGGAATGACGCAGATGATCCTAAGTACTTCCACATATTAGACACCGAAACTCTTGAACTTACTCCTGTATTGAATCCACATAGAATGTTCCATAAGCTAGAGTGGAATAACGGATGTGATGCAGACCTTAGTGTTATCACTGATAAATTCGTTAAAATCATCGTCTCTGAGAAGAGTGATGCATACCTATTCGATAAGTTTGTAGACGAAGTTAATTCATATAATCCACATGAGTTAAAGATTGCAGAAACATTCGATGAATTCATGGGTGAAAATGTCGATGATGAAAGTGTATCTGTTGAAGATACTTCTACCCTACTCAATGATTATGTTGATGCGGTTGATACTGAATTGAATAAAGATCGTATTAAAGGTATTATAAAAACTTTATATACCGAAGCTTCAAATATGGAAATTACATGATAACGTTTAAGTCTATAGAATACCGCAATTTTCTATCAACTGGTGATACACCTACACTAATTCAATTAGACCGTAGTCCTACGACTCTTATTGTCGGTGCAAATGGTGCAGGTAAGTCTACTATCTTAGATGCAATTTCTTTTGCATTGTTTGGTAAACCACATCGTGATATTAATAAGCCAGCATTGCTTAACTCTATTAATATGAAGAACTGTGAGGTTACGGTTAAGTTCGATATCGGTAATCATAAGTTTGAGATTAAACGTGGTATTAAGCCAGGTATCTTTGAGATATGGCAGAATGGCCATATGATTAATCAGAGCTCAACCACTCGTGACTATCAGAAGTATTTAGAACAGAATATTCTAAAGCTTAACCATAAGTCTTTCCATCAGATTGTAGTATTAGGATCATCTTCCTTTGTACCGTTTATGCAGCTTAAATCTTCGTATCGGCGTGAAGTAATTGAAGACTTGTTAGACATCAATATATTCTCTAAAATGAATGGATTACTTAAAGAGAACTCAGCACGTATTAAGGAAGACTATAAGTCTATCACTCAAGAGATTACTCTTCAGTCCTCAAAGATTGATATGCAGTCAAAGTATATTAAGGATATGGCAAAGGCTTCTGAGAGTATTGCAGAAACTAAACGTGAATCTATCACGAAGTTTAAAGGTGACAAGGCAGGATATACGTCTGAAAAGGATAACCTTAATGAATGGTTGGATGAATTTGATACTATCACAGAGTCAAGCTTAAGCTCTATTTCTGATAGAAAGACTGCTCTAACTATGGATCTGCACACCTTAAATAACGAATTAAAGGTTCTAATGACTGAATCTAAGTTCTATTCATCGAACGATGAGTGCCCTTCTTGTACACAGATAATAGATGAATCATTGCGTAAGTCTAAAATATCTGATATTAGTAACAACGCTAAATCAAGGATAACCACTAAGAATACACTTGAGACTGAATTCAGTGAGGTATTGAATACCATTGAAACTATTAGCGATAAGCTAAAAAAGAAGCGTGACATAAAGATGACACTCAAACTTACCGAAGCTAATATCGCCAATGTCGATGCTAATATTGCAACGCTTGAATCAGAAATCCTTAATAGTACTGCAAGTAATAGCGACATTGAAAAGGCTAAGCTTGAACTAAATGAATTGCAAGAGACTAAGTTACAACTTTCAGATCGTAAGTATCAGATCAACGAAGAGATTTCATATGCTATCGTCATCGCAGAAATGCTAAAGGACACAGGCATTAAGACTAAGGTAATTAAAGAATACTTGCCTGTAATGAATAAGTTAATCAATAGTTACCTACAGATTCTTGACTTTTTTGTGTCATTTAATCTAGATGAGAACTTTGATGAAAGTATACGTTCACGCCATAGGGATAACTTCTCATATGAATCATTCTCTGAAGGCGAAAAGACACGTATCGATTTGGCACTAATGTTCACATGGCGTCAAATTGCACGTATGAAGAATTCTACTAACACAAACTTATTGATACTCGATGAGACTTTTGATTCATCCATGGATCATGATGGTGTAGAAAATCTAATGAAAATCCTTAATACGTTAGATGAAGGTACCAATGTGTTCGTCATCTCACATAAGGGTGAGATATTAGAGAGTAAGTTCCGCAGTAAGATCGAATTCATAAAAGATCGCAACTTTAGTAAAATTAAATAAAAAAAGAGTGTACACTTCACTAATATCGTGATATAATAGTACCATAATCAAGTTACATTATAAAGGAAGTACCAATGAAATTATCTAGTAAGACTGTATCGATTCTAAAAAACTTTAGTTCGATTAATTCAAACATAGTATTCAGCGAAGGCAGCACGGTTAAAACCATGTCAAATGCTAAGAACATTCTTAGCTCTGCAGATATAAGCGAGACCTTTGAAAACGGATTCGGTATCTATGATCTGAATGAGTTCTTAAATGTTATCGGTATGTTTGAAGATCCCGAGTTTATCTTTAACGCAGATATGAAGTATGTCACTATTAATCAAGGACGACAGTCCATTAAGTACTTCTTCTCTGATACATCCATACTTACTTCTCCGTCCAAAGACATTAAAATGCCTTCGACTGATGTTGAGTTTGTACTAAGTAATGAAGACTTAAATTCATTACGTAAATCTTCCGCTGTTCTTGGCACTACCGATATTGTAGTTAAAGGTACATCTGGAAGCTCATCGTTGACATTATTATCTACTGATATTGCCAACAAAACCGCTAACTCGTATAAACTAGACATTGATTCAGACCTTGAGTATGACAATGACTTTGAGTTAGTATTTAATATTAATAACTTTAAATTCGTACAAGGAGACTATAAGGTATCCATATCGTCCAAACTAATTTCTAAGTTTGAAAATACCGCTGACCAATTAACATATTGGGTAGCACTTGAAAAATCATCTAAATTTAACGTTTAAGAGAACTATATTATGAACAACTTAATTATCCCATCAGCACCTGCAGACCGTCAAGCAATCCGTTCAGCTATGAAAGAAATTTCTAACTCAATGGTACGTACCGAAGGCGAACGTGATTATATCAAAGAAACAATTGATGACTTATCCGAAAAGTTTGACCTACCTAAAAAGTATCTTAAGAAGGTTGCATCTGCATATCATAAGCAAAATATTGCTGAGACTACCGAAGCAGCAGAAGAAGTTGAAACATTATACGAAGCTTTATTCTCCGCAGAGGCATAAAATAGTTGTGTACAAACTGGTGTATCTATGTTATAATAGGTACATCAATATATTATGGAGTAGTGAATGAATAAAAGCGATATGTTATGGGTAGAGAAATACCGCCCTCAAACTATTAATGAATGTGTTCTAAGTGAAGATCTATCTCAGACCTTCTCTGAAATCGTAGAGAGTGGCAATGTTCCAAACATGCTTCTTTCAGGTACTGCAGGTGTAGGTAAGACTACTATTGCTCGTGCCATATGCCACAGTCTAGATCTAGACTATATCATTATCAACGCTTCTGAATCAGGAAACATTGATACACTTCGAACGACTATTAAACAATTTGCAAGTACTGTATCACTTCATGGTGGACTAAAGGTTGTCATACTTGATGAAGCAGACTACTTAAATGCTCAAAGTACTCAACCAGCACTTCGTGGATTCATGGAAGAATTCTCTAATAATTGCCGGTTCATTCTAACATGTAACTTTAAAAACCGTATTATTGCACCACTTCATTCTCGATGTTCTATATATGAATTCAACACTTCAAAGAAGGCACTTGCATACCTATCTGCATCCTTCATGAAACGTCTTCAACTCATCCTAGTCGAAGAAAGTGTTATATACGATAAGAAGGTTATCGCTAATCTTATTATGACTCATGCGCCTGATTGGCGTCGTGTTATTAATGAATGTCAACGTTATAGTACCTCTGGTGCAATTGATGCTGGTATCCTAAGTAACATGTCAGATGATTCATTCTCAGATCTAGTTAAGCATCTAAAAGATAAAGACTTTAATAAGATGCGTAAGTGGGTTGGCGAGAACTCTGACACTGAACCACATGTTCTATTCCGTAAGATATATGATACTATGACTAGTAAACTTACTGCTAATAGTGTTCCACAAATCATTCTAATCCTTGCAGACTATCAGTATAAAAATGCTTTTGTTGCTGATCATGAACTTAATACTGCGGCATGTCTCACAGAGATTATGGCCAATAGTGAATGGAAATGAATAATTCATTGATTTATGACTATGAGACTCTTGGACAAGACGTAATTAATTGTCCGGTATTATCGATGGCTGCATTCGCTTTTGATACTAATCGTTTTATTAGTAAGCCATATACCCTAAGTGAGATTGTGGACGGATCCACATACGTTAAGTTTGACGTCAACGAGCAGGTCAAAGTATTTAAGCGTGTGATTGAATCTTCTACCATTGATTGGTGGATGCTACAATCTAAAGAGGCACAAAGGTCTCAATTAAAAGCTTATAAGACTGATGTTTCTATAAGTGAAATGCCTGATGTTTTAGAAAGCATATATACTGAAGGTGCTAGTGTTTATACTCGTGGCAATACTTTTGATCCTATTATTACTGAAACAATGTGTAAAGCCATGGGTAAACCTTCACCTTATCCATGGTGGTCAATCAGAGATACTCGTTCAATGATTGACGGACTATCATATGGCAGTAAAATGTCTAATAGTTTTATGCCTGAGCCTGTTGAGTATAAAGACGTAGTGTTACATGACCCGCGTTATGATATCGCATTAGATATTTTAAGGCTTCAAGTATTAATTCAAGCAATTTCATAGGAGTATTGTATGCAGGACAATAAAGGCAT